CCTTGCCGGTGCCACACGTCATAGGGGGCGCGGTCACGGCGGGCACGGTCTTGCAATCCCTGCTCTGGTGTCCAGAAATGCGCCTGCACTTGCCACACGCCATCCAATTGGCCCACCAGTACCAGAGCAGTGAGGTCAGTCCGGGCGCTGAGGTCCAAGCCTGCGAACACCGGGCCGTCAAAGGGCTGTAACGGGCCTGCGCACGATTTCCACACGTCCGGGCTGATGAATGGCGAGAAGGTGGAAACGCGACAATTCAACAAAAGATTGCGGGCGCTGTTTTCCATGCTCGGCATACGCTGCGCCTGCGTCATCTGTTCCCGAAGATCATCTTCGGAGCGGAACAAGCCCAGGGCTGGATTTGCCGCACGCCATGCGCTTTCGTCCATGAGGTCGCAGCCTTCGGGCGCGGCGTACAGGTGGCAGACGATGCGCGGATCGTTGCTGTTCCTGGCGTCGTCTAGCCACTGTGAAAACAGGTCCGCGTCGCTGGCGGCTTGGGTGCTGATGGCGATCAGCAGCGGCGCTTCATGGGCGCCCTGGCTGGTGGTGATGGCGTCGATAAAGTCGGACTGCGGGCCACGCACCTGGCCGATTTCGTCGAGTAGGGCAAGCGATAACGAAAGCCCATGAGCTGTTTTGCCGTCAGCAGCAAGGGCCTTGTATTCCACATTCAACGGCAGGCCGATCAGGCGCTTCCCGCTGGGGATGATCTTCACCAGGCTAGACAGCTTGGGCGATAGCTGCACCATCTTGCTGGCAAGTGAAAAAATCAGTGACGCCTGTTCTTTGCTGAGTGCGCCTGATGCGATTTGCGCATTCTGCTTCGCCTCGGGTCCGACAAGGTGCGCCAGCAGCAGGCCAGCAATCAGCCCGCTCTTGCCATTTTTTCGGCTAACCGATAACAGGGCGCGGCGCGTGCCTGCGGGGTTGTCGTAAACGTCCCGGATGAACTGCTTTTGAAACTCTGCCAGCACCAGCGGTTGACCCACCTGCGCACCGTCCGGAACCAGACAGTAACGCTCGATGAACTCGATGATGCGGGCGGCGCGGGTCATAGGGTCGACAGATTTCTGACTAGGCTTTTGTTCGTCAGATTTCTGACTAACAGCGGCTGTCATACGGCGCGAAGTCGAGGGATAAGGTCGCTGTCGTCCGTGTCCTGGCGCGCTTCCCGCTCGGCAGTAGCTGCGCCCACCATGTTGGCAGCGCGGCCCACCGTGGCAGTCGTGTGCACACTGAGCGAACGGGCAAGGGCAAGGGACAGCCGGGTAAGTTTTGCGTGCTCATCTGAGCCTACGGGCGCGGCTTCCAGGGCATGTTGCACGCGGGCCATGTTCGCAGCGGTCACCAGATCCGATTGCGTCCATGTGTCCCTGGCGCGGCTGGTGATGATGGCGTCCCAGAAGGGCTTGCACGGCTCGGGCAGCGTCACATAGGCGGGCAGCTCAATAGGCGCTTGTGCGGCGTTCTGGTGCGCTGTAGCGGCATATCCGGCGCTGTCGGACTTTGGGCGGCGGGTCTTGGTCATGAGTTGCCTATTTTTTAAGCACTAGCCGTTAAAGCGAGTGGAACAGGTCGGTTTCTGTCCCTCGGTTGCTGGTGATTTCCCATCTTGGACAGCCTCAGCAAGGCCACCAGACGGGCGCACAGCAGCCTCGTTCCAGTGGTGCATGGGGTTGATAGGGTTGCCGCTCTCATCGCATCCCATGCGTGCCGGTCTGCCGTACAGGCTGGCCATCGTCCGGATGGAATGACACGGTTTGCATGTGCTCTTCAGGTTCTCCCGGCTGTTGTCCGCTGGGTCGAAGTTGGCATGGTCAACCTCAGTCGCTGGCGTGATAGTCCCAGGCGGGCAGTATTCACAAAGCGGCACCTCGGCCAGCACCTGCGCCCTGAGCTTGCGCCATGCTGCGCTGTTGAGTCCCAGCGTCCGGCCATTGGCATCCTTTGTCCAGCGCATGGGCGGCTTGACCAGGTAGCCGTTGACGTAGCGCGGTTCGGCTTCGGGCAGTGGGTTGCCGTTGCTGTCCAGGCCCTTGGGCGGCTGTTGCCTGGCGTTCTTAAAGAAGTCGGGCGGGCGGCTCATTGCTTGCTCGGGTAAGGCTGCGGCGCTGAGCCAGATTTTTGGCTAAGTGGCGCAGGGGTGTCATTTGAAACGACGCCCCTGTCGTCCAGGCCCTCGATGGCGGGCAGGTTCTCCAGCTTGCGGGCTTCGCTCTTGAGCATCCAGCCGTCTGCAATGCCGGAGCTGTAGAACGCGGCTCGGTTGGCACTGTCACCCCGAAGCAAGCCTTCCACCTGATGCTCGGCAAAGTAGGTGCGGCGGCCTGCGTCGGTCAGGCACTTGGCGGCGATGGCCTGTTCCCAGGCGACAAGATGGCGGCGCAGTGTCTGGGTCACGAACTGGCGGGCCATCTCCACGCTGTTGGAGTAGTTGCCATTCCTCAGATCACCGATAACAGTAGGAGGTACGCGGAACAGGCGGGCCACTTCTTCCACGCTGAACTGGCGGGCTGCAATCCACTCGGCATCCTCCAGCGTCATGGACAGGGCTTGGAAGTCAACACCTTCTTCCAGAATCGCAGTGCGTCCGCTGTTGGCACCTCCAGCATGTTGGCTGCTCCAACTGGTGGCGATGGCCTGGCGCTGCTCAGGCTTCAAGCGTCCGGGGAACTTCAGCACGCCCAGCAGCTTGGCGCCGTTGGTGAAGGTGTTCCTGCCGTGTTCGTTCTCGGCTTGCGCCAGCTCCACCACGCCCCTGGCTGCGGCGATAGGCGATACACCCAGCACGCCGTCATCCCCCAGGCGGTGGCGCAGGTGCAGCACCTCATGGGCCAGCAGGCGGGTTAGAACCCCGTCTTTGGTGTAGTCGTACACCAGGCCGGAGCTGGTGCGGTTCACCGTCACGTTGTCCGGGTTCAGTGGCCACAACTCGCGGACCTGGCCATCCCAGCCACGCACCAGGCGCGCAAAAGCATTGCCCCTGAGCAGGACACACGCTTGCATGTACTCGCGGGCCTCGAGGGCGGTTTGCTCGGGGTTGGCTTGGTCGTGCAACACGCGGTAGAGGGGGTGGTCTGCGGCTCGTTCCCGGTCGCCATCTTCACCACGGCGGAACAGGATCAGCGGGAGGCTGGCCACGGTTTCACTGATGGCCTGCACACACGCATAGACAGCCGATACACCTTGCGCAGTGGCGGGTGTCACAGCACTTGCAGACAGCGGGATAGGCCAGCCGTCCGGGCCGATGGTGCTGCGCTTTTCAAGGCCCACCAGGGACAGGGCGCGGGTAATGATGCTCATCGGCAAGTCTCCAGCCATGCGGCGCTTGTGTCCCAGAATGAGCGCTCGCCCGGGCGGGCGCGTAAGCTCACTTCGGTGGTTTGGTACGCGGGCCAGCTTTGCACCACGCTGATTTCGTGCAGCTCGATGCCGCGCAGTTCTCGGGTGTCGCCGTCCCATGCTTCGTCTGTTGCGACAAACCCGAAGCTCATCCCCCCCAGGTCGCCACGCTCTGCCAGTGCGATAACGTCACGGGCGGCGGCGGTGTCGGGCAGGCTCAATTCAAAGCGCAGGCCCTTGGAGTCCTCGGACAGCTTGAGCGAACCTGAGCGGGTACGCCCCAAGAGAACATCTGCACGATGATCTAACAAGGCCAAAACGTCCCTCCCACTCGCCAGCGAACGGGTGAATGCACCGGGCGCGATGCGCTCGGTAANCCCGCCAATGGCTGTTGGGTCGCTGAAGGTTGCGGCGTACCCGCTCAAGGTGCGGCCACTGGCTTTAACACCAATGGCGGCACCCCGGCGTTCAATGTCCGGGGTGCTCATGGCTTACAGCGTCACGTCATCAATGACGGTGAAGGCATCTTCACGGCGCGGCACCATGTCGCACGTCGTCAAGATTCGCACTTGGATGGCGCCACGGCTGTATGGGCCTGCGGCGTACTGGTTCGTGAGAATGTCCACACTGCCCCAGGTGCCCACGATCATTTCCGAGAAGTCGCCGACGATGATCCGACCCGTCGCAGGGGCACCGGCTTTCTTCACCAGTTGATTGGTGACAGCCACCGGCACGCCAGCCAGTTGGCCGTTGTCCAGCAGGTAACCAGGCAAACCAGCTTCGCGCAGCGTCTTGCGCAGGATGGTCGCCACTTCGGGATGGGTCAACCAGGCATTGGGCACGATGTTCTTCATGGCCAGCCCTTGCAACACCGTCAGCACCTTGGCCCAGGTGGGGGCACCCAGGGTGCCGGTTCCAGTGGCTGCGGTCAGCAGGCCCTCGGGTTCCTTCACGCCATCGCCGTGGATCAGGGCCTTGTCGATTGCGAGACTCACCACGTTGATAAAGTCGTCACGCACCAAGGCTTCGATGCTTGGATTGCTCTGTTGCAGCAGTTGGCGAGACAGTTCGGTGATGCCGCCCACATGCTTGGGCGTCAACGTGATGTTGTCAAAGGTCATGCCGCTGTCGGTCAGGGCGTCGCCTTCAGCAATCCATTGCGCCGTGCTGGTGGTGGCCTGGCGCGGGATCACCACGTCGCCCCGGAGATTGGGCAGCAGGCGGGCACCCAGCGAACGAACAACCATGCTGTTGCGCAGCAGGCCGACGAACTGGTCAGCGCGGAAGTCTTCAGGAACGATCCCGGCGGCGGTGGTCGTCGTCTGAGCTACGCGCTTTTCAAACAGGGAATGAGGGATCAGCACGCCCTTGGCTTGCACGCCCTGGCGCTTCTGCTCTTGGTTGTACTCGGCAAGGGCGCCGGTAAGGCTGCGGTTCTCGGCATGGGCGGCGATGGCTTCCACGATGCTGATGCTCGATTCCAGCTCAGTGACGCTCTTGTGCACCGGGGCACCCAGGCTGCGGCGCTCTGCGTCTTCAACGAACTGCGCGCGGGCTTCCTGGCCTTCCAGGTTGACGATCTCGGCCTTGATGCCGTCGAACTTGGTTTGAGCTTCGGGCGTGAGGGTGGGCATGCTGGCCAGCAAGGAACGGGCTTCGGAGACTTTGGCGGCGCGGGCTTCGCGGATTTGGTGCAGTTGCATTGGGGGTCTTTCTTGAAAAGGTGCCCATGCAATCGCCGGGCGGGTTGCAATAGTCATAGACTATTGATGACGCGTGATATGTAGCAGAAAACTATCATTCGGTCAAGAAAAAACCCGCTCGGGGCGGGCTTGGTGGTTTCAGTGCAGGCCGGTCGGTCTGCCCATGAAGTGGTCTAGCAGGTCTTGCCGTAGGTGCGGCGGTGTCTCCAGAATCTGCTCGCGCATGTCCTGGCGTGCCTTGTCGCTGTCGTTGAACTGGTCGCAGCGGCGCATGGCGGCTTCCAGTAGCTGCGCAGTGATGCGGGCCGATTCCAGAATGCAGGCGATCAGCGCGGGCTTGTGGCCCAGGACTGCGGCGCGCTGTGCTTCTGTCAGCTTCCCGGCGGGCACCACGATGCCGGTTTTATCGGGCGTCACGCTGGGTTCTATGCCGCACTGGATCAGGTCGGCAAGGATGGCTTCGGGTGTCATAGAACCTCCGTCACAAAGGCCACTTGCTCACTCACTTGCTCAACTTGCTCAAGCTCTGGAAGTTGAGCAAGTTGAGCATCTGACTTGAGCAAGTGGGGTAGTTGCCAGTACCAGCCACCATTGCTTTGCTTCTTCTTCACCCCCAGGGCATCGGATGCGCGGCGAACGGTGGCCCATGAAATACCCGCATCCTTGGCTTGCGTTTGGACGTGCTTTGTCGCGGTTGCGCCGTCTTTCAGCAGTTCAATGAGAAATGCCTCGGCCTCCTCTTTTGCGCTGCCTGCGCCGTCGTCCTGTCCGTCGTCCGGGTCTGTCAGCAGCTCGCGTGCCGTGCCTTCCACCGCCTTGCCCCATGCGATGTGTGAGGCATGAATGCCGGGCAGGGGTTCGGACTGTTCCAGGTGGTACTGAAACCCGCCATCGTCCGGGCCGATGTTGCTTTTGCTGCGGGCGAGAATGCGCGTGTCCTGGCCTTCTTCGTCGCCCTTCACCTTCGCTGCCACCATCACCACGCGGGCCACCGCAGTAAATGCCACGCTGCCCACCACACGCTGCGCAGGGTCGGTGCCCTGGCCACCTTTGGCAAAGTGGGTGATGCCCAGCACCGCGCAGTCGCACTTTGCAGCCAGATCAACCAGGGGTTGCAGTGCACGGCGCACCTCGGTGTTCTTGTGGCTGTCGCCGGTCACGGCACTGACTACGGGGTCAATCACCAGCAGACTGATGCCGCCGATTTTCTCGATGGCCTCCAGCAGTTGCCCCAGGTCGCGGGCCGGGTCGAATGGCACCACTTCGCCGTCCCGTCGTGCCCCCTCGATAAAGAAACACCGGGCACGGTCAGCACCAGCCGCCATAAGGCGCGGCACCAGCGTATCGGCGGGG